GGCGCGGTGTCGTCGGCCGGGCTGTCCGAGATGCCGATGCCGTCGGACACCAGCAAGGCCGCCGCCGCCGCGTCCAAGGCGACGACGATGGCGTCCGGCCGGGCGCGGCTGCTGCGCGAGGGGCTCGACCCCGAGAACGCGACGGCTGCGGCCGTGGCGTCCGCCGGCCGGCCGAAGGGCATCGCCACGGTGCAGGACCCGCAGCGGGTGGCCTATCCGGGCGTCTATGACAACCCCAGGGATCTCGTGGCGCGTGCCAAGGTCGCGCCCGAGGACCCGGCGATGAAGCAGCTTTTCGGCGTGGACCGGGGCGATCTGCTCGGGATCTCCGAGGGCGGCTCCCGCCAGGGCACCACGGCCGAGCGGCCCTACTTCGCCAGCGAGCGCGGCAAGCCCAACGAGGCCGCCCTGGCGGTGTCCAACCCGCGCAACATCCAGCGGCTGCAGGACATCACCCACGAGGCACTGCAGCGGCCCGATCTGGCGCAGGGGATGCTGCCGTGGTACGTGATGGACCCGATGTACCAGCACTACGTGCGCCTGTGGGGTCCCGAGCGTGCAGCCCAGGAGTACAACCGGTTCAACAACTTCACCGGCATGTCCAGCCCCAGCAGCGAGGTCCTGACCGAGCTTCGGCGCGGCACTGCGGCGAACCGGCTGGAGGGCGAGGGCCGCTGGAACGACTTCGTCAAGTACGGTGGGATGGACTACCCGCAGCGTGTGAAGCTGCTGGCTCAAGGGCAGTTCCCCCAGGACATGATGCACATTCCAGGGCACATGAACCACATGACGGCGCACGTCAAGCCGATGCAGACCATGATCGAGAACAACATGACGCCCGACATGGGGAGCGCGAAAGTCCCAAGCTACATCACCGCCAGCGGCGTCCCGGAGACGGGGTTCCAGACCGCGCACCCGATTGGCGACGCCCACTTCTCGCGCATCGTCGGCCTGCCCGATACCCGCAACTGGAAGACCACCAAGGGCGTGCTGGACGTGCCCCGCGCCAGTGCCACCATTCCCGAGATGAAGATCGTGGGCGACATGTTCCGCGAGCGGGTGGCCGAGCCGATGGGCGTGAGCGGCGTCGGCGGCCAGGGTCTGGTCTGGGGCGCGGGCTCGCACGCCACGGGCGTCAGTTCGCCCATCGGCGCACCCAAGCTGGAGATGATCTCGCAGTTGATCATGCGCACGGCCAAGCGGCTGGGCGTGAGCCCGGAACAGGCACGCGACATGGTGATCATGCGCAAGGCCGACCTGGGACGCGCCACCCCCGAGGCGATGGGGCTCGCAGGTGCCGGGGCTGCCGGAGCCGGAGCCCTGGTGAACGCTCTTCGCGACGACTCAGGAGGACCCTGACATGCCCTCATCGACCCCCAAGCAAGCCCGGTTCATGGCGGCCGTTGCTCACGGCTGGAAGCCCGACAAGGTCAAGGCACCGCCGACCGAGGTGGCCGAGGAGTTCAACGAGGCGGACACCGGCAAACCCGTGAAGAAGCGCAGCCCGCACCAGACGGCGGCCATCGTGCGCAACCTGCGCGGAGGGACGTGATGCCCACCTACGCCTTTCGCTGCGGCCAGTGCGCGAGGACCCTGGAGGTCTTTCGCACCATCGGCGAACACGTCGCCAACCCCCGCCCGCTGGTGTGCTGCGGCGAGGCCGCCGACCGCTACTTCCCGCCGACCGGCGGCAACGCCCTGGACAACGTCCTGGCGGGGGACCGGCAGTACGAGGGCATGGTCGCAACCGACGGCACCGACATCGGCAGCCGCACCAAGCACCGGGCGTACATGCGCCAGCACGGGCTGACCACGGTGGATGACTTCAAGGAAACCTGGAAGAAGGCCGAGCAGGAGCGGGTCGCCTACCGCACCGGCAAGGCCGGAGGAGCCGTCTCCAGGGACGATCTTGCCCGCGAGTGGCAGCGTCGGTACGGCTGACCCGTTTGGCAATTTCGTTACGGTTAACTACAAGGAGAACCCTCAATGGCCCTCGACAACGAGCCTGAACTGTCCCCGTCCGAAGACCTCCGCGCCACCATCGAGAGTGCCATCGACGGCGGCGAGCCCGCCTCGACCCCGCCCGCAGCGGAGCCGCCCTCGACCCCGGCTGCGGAGCCGCCCAAGGAGCCCGTCCAGGCCAGGGAAGGCCGCGACGGGCTCGGCCGGTTCGTGGCGAAGAAGCCGTCAGAGGCTCCAGGAGCCCCTGAAGGTGCGCCAAGCACCCCTACCCTTGCCAAGCAGCCGATCGCCTCGCCTGCGCCCGCCACGCCAGCCCAGCCGGCAGTTGCGGCACCCCAGTCCTGGTCGCCGACGGCCAGGGAGCATTGGAAGACCGTCCCGCCGGCCATCCAGCAGGAGGTGGTCCGGCGCGAGCAGGAGATGGCCCGGTTCGTCAACGACGTCGCCCCGGCCCGGCAGCTTGGAGAGCGGTTCTACCAAGCGATCCAGCCCTACATGGCGACCATCCAGCAGGAGGGCGTGGACCCGCTGACGGCCGTCACCAACCTGATGAACGTCACCCGCACGCTGCGCTCGGGCACGTCCTACGAGAAAGCGCAGACGGTGGCTTCGATAATCAAGGTCTACGGGGTGGACATCCAGACCCTGGACGCGGCCATCGTCGGCCAGCCGATGCCCCAGCAGCAGCAGGGACCGGACATCAATGCTGCGGTGCAGCAGGCACTTGCGCCCCTGTATCAGGCCGCCCAGGCGCGGCAGCAGCAGACGATCCATCAGGCCGAGGGCGAAGCCCGCTCGGAGCTTGAGGTGTTCGCCGACGACCCGGCGCACGAGTTCTTCCAGGATCTGCGCGGCGAGATGGCCGACATCATCGAGGTGGCAGAACGCCAGGGCAGGCAGATGTCCCTGGCCCAGGCTTACGAGCGGGCAGCCATGTTGCACCCCGAGGTGTCCAAGGTTATGCTCGCAAGGCAGCAGGGTAGCAACGCCCGGCAATTGACCCAGAACGCCCAGCGGGCACGTTCCGCAGCGGTATCGGTCAAGGGCGCGGCACCTGTTGGCAACCCGGTCGCGAGCGAACCGACGTCGATACGCGACAGTATCGAGGCGGCCATCGCAGCGCACTCGGGATACTGAGGTCCGTAGAACCGGGCCGGGGGAAGTAGGACCGTCAGGCCACCGACACCCCCAGGCCGACGGCCATCGAACGACTTCGGATGAACGGCGGGGCTTTAAAGCCCCAGGCATAACTTCATTCGGAGAAAACGATGACCTTCCCAAACGTCTCGGACATCGTCACCACGACGATCCAGTCGCGCACCCGCAAGATCGCGGACAACGTGACCAAGAACAATGCCCTGTACATGCGCCTGGACGAGCGGGGCAATCGCAAGCCGTTCTCGGGCGGCAATGTGATCTACCAGGAACTGTCCTTCGCGCAGAACGCGAACGGCGGGTGGTACTCGGGCTACGACCTCCTGCCGGTCGCTGCCTCTGACGTCCTGTCTGCGGCCGAGTTCACCATCAAGCAGCTTGCCTGCCCGGTGACGATGTCCGGCCTGGAGGAGATCCAGAACGCCGGCAAGGAGCAGATGATCGACCTGCTGGAGGGTCGCATCACCGTGGCCGAGTCAACGATGGCGAACCTGATGGCCGAAGGCATCTACAGCCTGGGGACCACGTTCGCGGGCAAGAGCCTGACCGGCCTGGGCGCGGCAGTTCCCGTGGACCCGACGACCGGCACCTATGGCGGCATCGACCGCAACTCGTGGCCGTTCTGGCAGTCCAAGGTCGTGCCTGCCGGCGTCGCGCTGACGTCGTCCACGATCCAGGGTGCGATGAACGGCCTGTGGGCGAGCCTCGTGCGCGGCACCGACCGTCCCGACCTGATCGCCTGCGACAACGTCATGTGGAACCTGTACATGGCGTCGCTCCAGGCGCAGCAGCGGTTCACGTCGCCTGCAGTGGGCAACCTGGGGTTCCCGTCGCTGAAGTTCATGGACGCCGACGTGGTCCTGGACGGCGGCATCGGTGGCTTCTGCACCGCCAAGACCATGTTCATGTTGAACACGAAGTTCATCTTCCTGCGGCCGCACTCGGCGCGGGACATGGTGCCGCTGAACCCCAACAAGCGGTACGCCGTCAACCAGGACGCTGAAGTCAGCATCCTGGCCTGGGCGGGCAACCTGACTTGTTCGGGCTCCCAGTTCCAGGGTCGGCTGATCTCGGCTTAAACGCCTCCTTGACACCGGGGCTACGGCCCCGGCTTTTTTACCAGGAGTACACCATGCCCGCAGGACTTCCAGGCGACACCGCAGTCAACAACCTCGCCAACCCGAATGCCGGGCGTGCGGTCATCTTCGATCTGCTGTCCGGCCCGAAGGGCTCGCCCCTCGACCGCGACGTGCAAGTGCCGTACAACGGCAACCCCTATGGCTCGGGCTTCAGCGCGAGCGGCGAAGCCTCGACGGGTGGGCTGTCCAACGGGATCGGTTTCGGCTCGCCGCCAATCATCGGCTTGACGGCTCCGACCAGCATCGTAGCCGCAGGCTTTAACGACGACTACATCCCAGGCGTGACCAAGCCCGACGGCACGGCTGGCGACTCGACCATCATGTACATCGGCGGGGGCAAGTCGAATTCCCTCGGTGTCCCGGTGCCCTACACCACGGGCTTCGGGATCGGCATGGCCGGCAACGTGGGCAGCCGCGACGCCGGTGCCGGCCCGGCGTACACGGGCTTCTCGACCAAGATGGTCACGGCAACCGGCGCGGTCGCCAACGGTTCAGCAGTCGAGACGGGCTTCACCAACCGCTCGGGCGTCGCCCTGGCGACGGGTCAGTCGGTCTTCGGGTCCAGCACCGCTGCCAGTGCCGTCCCGGCATAAGGGGGTGTCATGGCCGCCGACACCTACGCGGACATCTACGAAAAGCCTGGGGTTCCTTATAGCCTGACGGCCGACATCTACAGCAGCACCGCTATCGGCGGTGCCACGCCGACTGTCGAGACGGCCAGTGTCGTCAATCCGGCTATAGGGGGCGCAACACCTCCGGTCTTGTTCACGCCAGGGGACTTGTACGTCGGCGGGTTCAACGGCAGTTACTACGATCTGAGCAATGGGGCCACGTTGTTCAGCGACACGGCCAGGACGACGCCGGCCGTGGTCGGCGGTCCCGTGCGAGGCATCAGCGATCTGGCCCCTGCCAACAACCCCTTGACCACGTCAACGACAACATTCGTGCGTCGGGTGAATGGTGTCGAGGGGCCACCGGGGGTTGCTAGTTTCGTGGGCTTTGTCAACACCGCAATACCCGAAGGGAGTGCTGCAGGCTGGACTTCGGCAGTAGCAGTCAAGCCTGGGAACCCACTAAATGCTTTCCAGTGGATGGACATGGACAGTCCAACCTTGCGACTTGCCCAGAACATCTTCACCGATGGCAATGTGGATTCATTCGGATGGGTCCCAGGCAGCACCCTTCGGAATGCTCATCTTGCTGGCGGTGTTGTTGCTGGAGTGCCAATAGTGATTGTTGCTGTCTGCACGCCGACATCACTCACGCTGCGCGTGAACAAGGTGCAGGTCGCTCAGGCTACCTGGGCAAGTTCGGTGCCGGTTAATGGGGCGACTCCGATGTCCTTGTTCGCGGGCTACGAGGGCTTGGCTACGCCCAACAACCGGCCATGCGGCAACAGCAGCCAGATGATGGCTGCCGTGTTCGTCGGCAAGCCCTGCAGCCCCGCCGAGATTGACAACCTTGAGAACTGGCTGACCACGAGGGCTGTCTGATGCTCACCGCAGGCGTCCTCAAGTTCGATGCCGAAGGCCGGATCATCCTGTCGGCGGACCTCCCGATTGCGTTCAACGGGGGCACCCCCATCGCAGCCGACGGCGGCCTGTCCACCGCTGCCGGCATCACGCCCGAGATCTTTCTGGCGGCCATCGGCTACCTGGAAGCAGGCTCGATCACCGACAGCACCAACCCCCTGGTGCCGGCTACCGGGCCGATCACCGACGAGACCGGCGCGATCCGCATCAGCAACGATCTGCCCCACCACTGGTATGCCGGGTTGCCGCTGACGGCAGGAGGTTTCCTGGCGGTGAGCGGTGGCAGTCCGCCACCTGTGGACCTGGGCGCATACGACCACGGGTTCGACGCCTCATTCGACATTGGAGATTGACATGGCCCGCAAGACAATGCTCGCGCTGATCGCCCAGGCCGACGCCACGATCCCCGACAACACCGCGCAGGAGATCAGCGCGGCCGACGTGCGGCAACTGATCAAGGACGTGATCGACTCGTTCGCTCCGGGCTACGGCATCCTGAGTGCGGCCACCACGACGCTGATCGCCCTGGGGACGACGGTCCAGACGGTCCACTACACCGCCATCCTGTCGCTGACGCCGGAGTACACCGCGATCCCTGCAGCCGGCTCGGTCACGAGGTTGGCGCAGGGGCTGCCGACGACGGTCAACCGCCTGAGCTTCTACTGCGACGTGAACGCGCCTGCGGGCAACGAGGTGGCGTTCACCCTGGCACGCAATGGCGCAGACATCCCTGGCGGCACGACCGTCACGGGACAGGGCGGCGGCAACCTCGCCAATGCCTCGTTCAGCGTCGGGACCACGAGCCCCGACGGTGCCGACTACACCTACACGATCCACGCCAAGAAGCTGACCGGCGCAGCGGCCGACGTCATCCTGACCAACGTCCGGTTCATTGTCGAATCGGTGCCTACGCTGGGCATCTGACGGCTTACCGGGGATGGGCCGTCCGCGTTACCCCAACATCCCCCATACAAGGAGAATCCAAATGTCACTCGATGCGCAAGGGGTTGATGCCCTGCAGAACAGCACCCCGACCGACTGGTCGAAGTTCAACGGGAGCATCGCTCCAACCGACTACCAGAAGGGACCTTGGCAGGGTGACGACAAGCTCCACGTCCGCTTCTTCAAGCTCGCCCGCATCGACGTGCTGGCGTCCCAGGCGGCGAACCGTCCGGTCTTTAAAGACATGGACTACGTCGAGGTGATGATCCCTGGCGACAAGAACAACATCGTGGTCGAGCCCGTCTGGCAGCAGTACAAGGACCGCTTCCCGCAGAAGTGGGCTCAGTACCTCGCGGGCGAGGAGCAGACCGCCAGCGGCACGCCGCTCAAGGTCGCGCCGTTCCTGACGCCCGCCCTGGTCGAGAACCTGAAGTTCCTGAAGATCGTGACCGTTGAGCAGCTTGCGAGCTTGCCCGACACCGCGATGAACTTCATGGGAGCCCAGGAGTACAAGCAGGCCGCGATCCGCTACCTGAACGTCACCTCCAGCAACGAGTCTCTCCTGGCGCAGATCCAGGCACTGCAGGCACAGGTCGCTGCGCTGGGGGCCACGGAGCCGGAGCGGCAGTCACCCCGCCCCAGCAACGACCCGGCGAAGAACCAGCAGCAGCAGCCCCGCCGCAATTAAGCCCAAGGGAGCATCGTGACTACCTACTCCATGACCAACTTCAGCACCTTCCAGGTGCTGATGCAGCAGGTATGCGGGATGCTCAACCTGCCGATCCCGACCGACCCGGTCGGGTCGTCGGACCCCAACATGATCCTGATGCGCACGGTGGCGAACGTCTCCAGCCTGGAGATGCTCAATGCCTACGAGTGGAGCCAACTCACCAAGGAAGGCACGATCAACGTCAACACGGCGGTGCCGCCCATTCCCGGCGAATCGAACACCGTCGCCTTCGACCTGCCCGGCGACTTCTACCGCTTCATCGACCAGACCCAGTGGAACTCGGGCATGCGCTTCCCTGCGGTCGGCCCGGTCGCGCCCCAGGGCTGGATGACCTATCGGGTCTTCCCGATCTCGGCCAACTTCACGCTGACGTGGCAGATGCGCCAGCGGCAGCTTTGGTTCCTGAACCCCCCGCCGCCGCCAGGGCAGGACTTCAAGTTCATGTACTTGTCCCAGGCACTGGTGCAGGACGCGGACGATCCCAACCTGTACAAGAACATCGCCACCAAGGCAGGCGATGTGTTCCAGCTTGATGGCGTCCTGATGACGCTGCTGACGCGGATGAAGTGGCTTGAGGCTCGGGGCTTCGACTCGTCGGCTGCGGTGCGCGACTTCCTGCTGGCCTACGACTCGCGCATCGGCGCGGAGAAGGGGGCCAACATCCTGAACATGGCCGGCGGCCGGCACGACTACCCGTACATCGGGATCGGCAACCTGCCCGAGGCTTCGCTCTACGGCATGCGGCAAAACTAATTCCCAGTAACGAAATGGCAACGCTACCTCCAGGCTGGGTGATAACTCCGACGGTCGAAATGGTCCCCAATCCCAACAAGGTGGGGCCGGCGTCGGGCGACTTCTTCAGCCGCCAGACCTACATCTGCACCGACGCCCACGGCAACTACGTCTGCTCGTCTGGAGCCCAGGAGGACTGTGAAGCCCAGGCGCAGTCGATGGCGCAGCAACGCACTCAACAACGGCCCTACTACCAATGAGCCTTGTCCCCTACAACGGCCCCCGCCGCACGACGCCCCGCCGGTCGAGCGCGACCCAGAACCATCAGGCGTTCCCTTTCGGTGCGCCGTTGAAGGGGATCGATGTCACCCAGCCGCTGCCTGGGGGCGATCCGCAGACCGCCATCCGGCTGGAGAATCTCATCCCCCGCGTCCTGGGGTGCCAGATGCGCAGGGGCTTCCTGCGCTGGGTCAGCAACCTCTCGGGCGAGGTCCGCACGCTGCTGAAGTACCAGTCGCCGCTGGGGGTCAACAAGCTCTTCGCCGCCACCGCTGCCGGCGACCTCTACGACGTGACCACCTCGCACCCGTCGAGCTTCGTCCCGACTCCGGTGCTGAACGTGCCGACCGGCACGCCCGTGGGCGACTGGGTGTCGCTCAACTTCGCTACCAATGCCGGCGTCCACGTCATGCTGATGGTGAGCCCTGGGGCGGGCTACTGGATTTACGACGGCACGACGTTCACCCACATCACGCTCGGGGCCGGAGCCAACCAGATCGCCGGCATCGACCCTGCGCTCTTCAGCTTCGTCACGGTCTTTAAAGATCGGGTCTGGTTCATCGAGAAGGACACCACCAGGGCGTGGTACTTGCCGTTCGGGCAGTACGCTGGTGCGGCCACGCCCTTCGACTTCGGCTCGATGCTGCCCAATGGCGGCAGCCTGCAGGCACTGATCAACTGGACCTACGACGGGTCGAGCGGCGTAGGCGTCAACAACCAGTTGATCATCATCGCCAACCAGGGCGACGTCCTGGTCTACGGTGGCGACGATCCCGACGTGGCCGGGCAGTTCCAGGTGATCGGTCGCTGGTTCATCGGCCGCATCCCGACCGGCAACCGTTTCTTCTCCAACTACCAGCAGGACGTATCGATCCTGTCCGAGCGCGGCATGTGCTTCATGTCCGAGCTTATGCGCGGCGACGGCCTGTGGCAGAACCCGCAGATCGCGTCGAACATCAACTCTGCCCTGGCGGTCGAGATCGCCGGCTCGCTCGACGTGCGCTGGTGGGAGATCTGCTTCCTGCCGCACGAGCAGTTGCTGATGATCAACCGTGCCGAGATCAACATCGAGAACCTGCAGTGGGTCTACGAGGTCAACAACAAGGCGTTCGCCATCCTGCGTGGCTACCCGATGCTGACCGTCATCAGCTTCAACGGCAAGACGTTCTCGGGCGATCTTGCCGGCAACATCTGGCTGTGCTTCGAGGGCGGCACCGACGGGCAGGTCGATGCCGTTCCTGGTGCCGACCTCCAGGGCGTGGTCGTCACCGCCTTCCAGCCGCTGGGCGAGGCGATCCGGGTCAAGCGGTTCCTGATGGTGCGGCCGAGCTTCATCTCCGACTCGGCCCCAGGCGTCCAGGCCGGGATCAACAGCGAGTGGAACCTGGAGATCGGCGGACCCGTGCCGGCTTACCTGGGCGCGGGCTCGGGTGCCTGGGACGTCGGCCTGTGGGACTACGCCGTCTGGTCCGGCTCGGGGCAGAACTTCGAGGCGTGGACGGGGGCGGCCGGCACAGGCCGCTACGGTGCCCTGGCGATGAAGGTGCGCGCCTCGGCAGACACCCTCTTCGTCGGCTGGCAGGCTCTCGTGGAACCTGGAGGTGTACTGTGATCGCCACCAAGCCCCAGACGCCGCTTGCCATCTGGCTGTGCGAGCGCATCGGCTACACGCCGACGCCGCACTTCTTCTGCATCGGCTCGGTGTCCGACCTCGACCCCAACATCCTGCGCGGCGTGGTCGGCTACGACAACTTCAACGGCGCAAGCTGCATCATGCACATGGCCGGCGAGCCCGGCTGGATCGACAAGCGGATGCTGCACGCCTGCTTCGACTACCCGTTCAACGTGATGGGCTGCGATCAGGTCCTGGCACTCGTGCCGAGTGACAATGCCGTGGCCCTGGACATCGACAAACGCCTGGGCTTCTCCGTCGTTGTCGAGCTTGAAGGTGCGCACCCGGATGGCTCCCTTGTCCTGATGCGGATGCGCCGCAACGAATGCAAGTGGCTCTCGCCACGGAGGACCCACTGATGGGCAAGAAATCGCAGCCGCCGCCGCCCGACTACACCGCAGCAGCCGAGAAGACTGCGGCGTCGAACCAGCAGGCGCAGACCGCCGCCGACTGGGCGAACCGTCCGACCCAGGTCACGCCCTGGGGGACGCAGTCCTGGTCGTCGCAGCAGCAGGTAGACCCTGCGACCGGGCAGAAGGTGACGGCCTGGACGCAGAACACGTCGCTGGACCCGAAGCTCCAGGCCGCGCTGGACGCGCAGCAGAACGTGGACATGAGCAAGAGCCAGTTGGCTCAGGCTCAGATCGGCCGGGCTGGCGAGGCGATGGCGCAGCCGTTCGACTGGCAGAACCTCGCCGCCAAGGGTGGCTCGGTCCAGGCCGGCAACCTCGACCCGAATGCCTTCCAGACCCAGGGCGCGGGCCAGGGGATCATGTCGGGCTTCAACAACGCCGGCCCGGTGCCGGATGCTGGCGGCGACATGGGGCGGCAGCGCACCGAGCAGGCGTTGATGGCGCGCATGGCCCCGCAGAACGCGCAGCAGCAGTCGCAACTGGAGGGCAAGCTGCAGAACATGGGACTGACCCGTGGCAGCGAGGCGTGGAACCGCGAGATGCAGCGCATGGGCGACACCCAGTCGCGGCAGGCATTCGACGCCATGCAGACCGCCGGCCAGGAGCAGCAGCGCAACTTCGAGATGGGGATGCAGGGCCAGGGGCAGCAGTTCAACCAGAACCTGCAAGGGGCGCAGTTCGCCAACCAAGCGCAAGCCCAGGGCTTCGGGCAGAACCTCGCCGCCAACCAACAGAACTTCGGGATGATGGCCGGCGCGGGGCAGCAGAACTTCAACCAAGCACTGCAGTCCAGCCAGTACCAGAACCAGTTGCGCCAGCAGGACATCGCCGAGCAGACCCAGAAGCGGCAGATGCCGCTCAACGAGATGAACGCCCTGCTCACCGGAGCCCAGGTCAACATGCCCACCATGCCCGGCTTCACGCCCTCGCAGTCCGCTGGCGGCGTGAACTACTCCGGCGCGGCCGGGCAGCAGTACAACGCCCAGATGGACGCGAGCAATGCTGCAGCGCAGAGCCAGCAGGGGATGATGTCGGGCATTGCCGGCATTGCCGGCGCAGCGGCGATGGCATTCTGATGAACGTCCTGCAATTCTCCGGGGGCATCGACTCGCTCGCCTGCCTGCTGCTGCTGGCAAACGAGCCTGGGCTCGTGGTGGTCACGGTGCAAACCGACGGAAGCTACG